GTTGCGCAGGAGTAAGTCCTGCTGGATGTTCATACTGACCAGCAAATAATGTATTTACATCCTTCCCTTGATTGGCAGCTTCTATTAATTTCCAAGCTGAAGCCAAACCGGGAGATAAATCTACATATGAGGAAGCGGTTTTAGGGACAGCTGTCGTTGGGGCTGCAGTCGTTGGGGCTGCAGTCGTTGGGGCTGCAGTCGTTGGGGCTGCTGCTTCAGGAAGTCCACCGGCAGGTATATTCCTACTTTCTTTATAACCGTGTGAGGTATAATGCCATTTGCCCCAATCTTCAAGAGATTTGCTGGTTCCCAAACCATGCTTATCAACGTGAGCCTTTAATTGTGGGTTCGCTAGAACATAATCTGAATAACTTGCCATTTCTATCTCCTAATTCCTCTCGGGGTAAAATCTACGATAGCCCCTTGAAGAGTTATCGGCTTATCATATATCGAACTATTACTGATAATTAATCCCATGTTAGTACCTATTCCATTAATCTTAACTCGTTCCGACGCTACTACAGTAACACCAGTAGAGCTATTACTTATATCTGCCTCCGTCCATTCATCCGCTGTTACTGAAACGCTATAAGAACTGGAGATCGGAGATGTGTTGGGAGTGTATGTTCCGCCAAAATCATAATCAGGTGTCACAGTTAATGTTGTTGAAGTATCCGCATTTACTTCTAATCCTAATTCTCTAAATCTTTTCCTAGAGCCGGGAGTATCATAATGATAATAAGCTGACCTCACAAAAGAGGATACAGTGCCACCATCAAAACTGGTTCCTGAGTCCATTCTCCTAACATATCCATCATCAAAACCGCCGTATAAAACTTCAAATCCATTCGTATCTTCCGCGGAAACTAAACACTTAACTTGATGATCTATGGTAAAAGGCATTAAACCCTGATTCTTTTTATTTATAAAAGTCATCTCAACACCAGTCTTATCATCAAAATAAAGACGATATTGATTCTTTCCTCTAACCCTTAAAGAGCCAATAGCATTATCTTTTTTATTCTGAATATAAGGATCAATCTTATCTGAGGCTACAGCGGATTGAAAATCTCCAAAATATTGAACCGTAAAGATGGAGGTAATACCTCGATCATCCAAGAAAAATGTTTGATCCATCTTCTGAAGGGTATAGGGAATAGCTCCAGCACCCGCGTGAAATTTCCTTAGTTCCCAATCAGCAGATGAAGTTCCATATAACATGTATGCCTCATTCTTTGTAAAGATAGACATAACATTATTAACTTCATTAGAGAACCCACTCACATTATCCCCGATTCCTAATTCAGCTGCCCCCGTAAGAGCGCTCCATTTATTTGGTGCAACAATACTAGAATGCTGTATAGAACCATTAGGAAAAGAGAGAAATAAATGTTTTTGATGTGCAGCGATATGCTCTGGAGTATCAGTATCCATTCCAGTTTGAATGGGGATAAAAGTTGTCCCATCCCAAGAGAAAGCTTTCCCAACTGTATTTGCCCCATACATTGTTGCGCCAGAAGTTTCTCCTCGGAAATTGTAATTCGTAAACTCATACTGCCCACCGGCTGTAAGAGATTGAGCATATTGTGTACCATCCGCAGAGGCTACAGCAACTTCGGCAGGTTCAGCAGCACCATTAATCAAAGCATGTTGAATTCCATTTATATTTATAGGTTCGCTATTCGTCCAAGTTCCACTATTATTTTTTACTGAAATAAAACCTTCAGCATCTCCTCCAGCAATAGTTCCGGTCGTTATTGTTACGCTTGTAACGGTAGCAGTCTTACCAGAAGTCCCCCCTACAAGAGAATCACCTTCGCTAATTTCTACGGAACCCGTATCAAACGCCAGTAAAGGCATTTTAAGGTCTTCATCATCTACAAATGTGCCGGTTATATTAGTAAGAATCATGACTCCTTTAGCGCCAGTAGTCCAATCCCCATAATAAGAGATTCCCATTAAATCCCCTTGAGCACCACCGTTCCCTACTATAGTAGTGGGAGTTCCAGAATCACCGGGGACAGGTTCTCCAGACACAACTGAAGCATCGAAATTTAATGCAGTTCCCAAGTCCACTTCAGACCATCCTGTAGAAGTAGATTTATACATACCAGCGCTAGCGCCACCAGTTTTGTTTCTGAAAGCATAAGTATTAGCGCCAAAAACCCAAACCCCTCGAACTGGTCCTTCTCCGGGGACTATATTAATATTACTTCGTTGGTCTTCTATAGCTGCCTGAAGTTCAGTTACAAGCGAGGCATCAGCATCAGCATCTCTTAAAACTGGAGGACCATAAGAAAGAGCGGTTGCAAGAACCCCCATTATCCAACCCTAAAAACTGATAACTGACCATAATGCATTTGGAAATTCTCAGACCCTGCATCCCCATGTTTTACTTGAGCCAACACATCTGTATAAGTTGTATGCCCAGTAGTATCAATTATTCCAGAAGCAGATACCATATTATCTAAAGTTGCCACTACTCTTTGAACCGCACAGTCATAACCGGGATATACTACACTTCCACCAGTATCTTGTGTTGCAATTCTGAACGTCCATATTACAGTGTCCGATCCAGTTTGTGCAAAACTAATACCAAGATTGACCATGAAGAAACCTTTGTCATATATCCTGATTCTATCGTTAGCAAAATCAGCATCGGTTCCTACAGTTGTTGAAGACACGGTTCCAGTATCGTCTTCTGCATCGGCTCCCGTACTACCCGCATTCCAATCTATTGTTGTAGTTGTAGCGGTTGCGATTGCCTGACTTGCCGGTGTTCCGGCCTTAGCGCATATAGTTGCATAACCACCCATTCCAGTTTCTACAAATTGCCTAACCATCTGGGCAGTAATAGCCCCTGTAGTATTATTAGCAAAACTAGTACCTGTTAAAACTGCCCTAGTTTTTCTTAGTGCTGTTGGTGTTCCCATTATCCATACTCCACATTAAATGCGCTACCAAAAGCGCTGTCTTTATTTAGAAAATACATTGTCTCCCCGTCTTCAAGTGTTCCACTTACTATAGTAAAGTACACATATCCTTCAGCATCTGAAGTGGAAAAAGTACCCGCTTCATCATCTCCTGTTACATCTTCAATACTAACCTGTAGTATTGAGCCTATTGCCCCACTAGTAGCTCCTTTAACCAAATCACCAGTCGAGGGAATCTGCATATCAAATGCAGTGCTAAAAGCGCTGTCGAATACAGAGTCTCTAGCAGTTCCAACTGTAAATGGAATCCTATAGAAAGTTATTTGTGATGGGAGTGTTTGCCCATCAAATCTTTCGTAACCATCAATCCGTCTATATCGTCCTCTAATGTCTATCTCAAAATTATCAGCAGCTACCAACTCCCCCGGCTCAAGTGAGAGAGAGGGATCAACCATATTTACGCCGCCTTCAAAAGCGAAGTAAGAAGACTGCAATCTACTTGGTTGAATATTTCTATTTCTAAGTTTTGTCATTCTGGACGCACCACAAAATTATACATATTTTGAGCGCTGGAAAATTTTCTATTTTCCTGTCTAACCAATTGATCTGCTTCTAAAGAATTTAACAAATCCTCAAACTCAGCTACAGAACCAGACAGGATTTCCGGAGCATCTTCATTCTCCGCGTAATACATTTTTGCTCTTGCTGTAATTATTTGATGGAATCTTGACGGAATAGCTGATGTATTGCTGTTTGCTGTTGTTTCTCCAGCCAAGATAGTACTCATAACAACGGGAGTTCTCCAATACTCTGCAGAGACTGTAGTTGCTGCATTAGGAGTAGGATATAAATCCAAATCCCCATTTGGTTTTACAGAAAAAACTTCCGGAACATCAGAATCTATAGTTCCATACTTATACATTTCCCGATAAGAATTCCATTCCTGAAATTCTAGAATTTGATATGACTCAGAAGTCTTATCCCAAACAATAGAATCTAATTTCCAATGACCCAAAGGACCAATAGTGGATGTACCCGGAAATCCAGTATTGCCGGAAGAAAGAGTAGACGTTCCGCTAATGGCAGTAATGTCTGCCTCAGACCAAA